TCCTGACGAGCATTCGGCCCTGCATCCCTGCGGTATTGGCGCTCGGCCTTGCGGTCCACTTCATCGCGCAAATACTTCAAGATCGCCTCGTCCGCAGGAGACAGCTTCTGATCACCCATCATTCGTTCACCCTCCAGACCTGCTCCTTACCAACCATGTCGCCCGTAGCTCGGACCAAACCCTGCTTGTGCAACGTACTCAAATACGTTCGAACAATCGTAAGCCGTAAACCCATGCGATCCGATAACTGACGCGCGGTCCCCGGACCTCGGGACAACTCCTGAAAGACCTGCTGCCTGCGCGTGAGTTGATTAGACTGCGCGTTCTTCTTGATGTTATCCCATATCTTTCTCAGTAAGTTCATTTCTCGATCTCCTTAAATGTTACAGGCTCAGTGTAGATGTCCACCACACCAACCCCCTCTACTTCCGCACCAATCAGAGCAGCGAACTCCTGCCGCCCCAAGTGCGAGGCCTCAACAACATTGTGTGCCTCAACCACAACCATGCGCTGGATCACACCCTCGCAGGTTACCTCATACGTTTTCAACATCCGCACACTCCTCACATACAGTAGCAGACTCGCCCATGATCAGCGTAACCCACTCCCCGCAATCACACAAACGCTCAACCTCGCCGCCGCCGCCACAAGCATCGCAAGTCTCTAACTCACAATACAACTCACCAATGTCACGACCCGCATTGTGAGGCATCGCAACCTCAACCTCAACGGTTCCCGATCCTTGGCACTCGGAACACGCTTCCATGACAGGCGTCTCTTGCAAACGCATGAACTCTTCTTTCATCTTACTCATCGACAAAATCCTCCTCGTGAACATCATCGCCGTCATACAAAAACGCCTCGATGTTCTTCGAATACAAATAAAACTGAGTGCGCTTCTGGTAACGCGGTCCTGTGACCTTGGCCCTGCATATGCGCTGATCCCTATACAACTTGTCAGCCTCCGACCGTAAGTCGCCGTGTCCAATGCCTAAACCAAGAGCCGTTAAGATGTGGTGGGAAGAGAAGAACATGTCAGGCTCCTCCTCCAAATACTGTAGGATCATGTATTGCAACTGTTCAGGAGAAACAGGCGCAGCCGGAACAACTTCGTTCTCCAACAACTCAACCTTGAGGGCTCGCCACTGCGTCCGGTTACTAAAACGCGCGTTCGAAATCACCGTGACCTTAACCTGATCAGCAACCTCCAAACCCTCCGCTAAGGTAGGGTCAATGAACACACTTTCGCCATCTTCTGTTTCAGCAAATGCAATGCCCTTGTCATGCAGGATATTCGTGATCACACTTAACTTTTCTAGTACTAAGTTCTTCATCATGTTTCTGTTCTTTCTTGTTTGTAAAAATTATCTGCACCAAGACAGTTGTCACACTCCTCCCAAAAGCCCTTGCACTCGGGACATTCGATTATCGATTCTTCTAGTCGGCGTTTGTGTGCTGTTAGTCGGCGCTTGCTCGGTCGTTGCTTTCGATACTCGTGATTAAAACTCCCTTTCATTTTACCCACGTTCCTTCCTCCTTAATTGATTGACGCCCAAGTTATAAATCAACTCGCGCTTTAACTCCTCAACCTGACGCAAAACCGTCTCGTCTTTCTGATTGGTCCCCGAAACTATGTCCTCCAAACGATGGATCACATAGTGCAGGTCAACACGATCATCATTACCCAGTAACTCTTTCTTCCACTCGTCTACATAAACAGGAATCTCGAACCCAGTGTTCTGAAATCGGTCTTCAGCAAAACCCCGAGCCTCTTCAACAGAACCAAAAGGACCATACATTTTAGAAGCCAACGGCCCATCGTCCCCCAACCTACCGTCAGGCAACTCAGTTGTCGGAACCATATTCAACCAAAAATCATTCTGAGAACACTCAAACACCATCGCGTGTCTTGGATCACTCATCACCAATCCTCCCTAAACACCTTGCGAAATACTGCGTCCAACAGATCTTCCATCTCACGCTCAGTCATCGTCTTGTCCTTTCAGTTCTATGAGGGTGGTGCGTGTAACTTTTCCCATGCGTGAAACAATTTCCGTAAGATCAGACTGTGAATAGCCATTGACCATGCTTTCTGGGGCAAGTGCATTAATTACAACAAGTGCCCCCACCGCCTTCGCCAGCTTGGCTTCCAGTTCCTCGATGCGGCGTTGCCCTACTTCACGCATCTTCTGCATTCCTGCTCGGTATCCCTCATCATAAGCATGATCAATCATCACACCGCCTCCTCTTCTGGTTCCCATGACTTGTCCTCGCCATCTCTATACGCACCCTCAAAGTTCATGCCCTCGTCCTGATACTCAGCCTCAACCTCAATGCCCATCGCATGAAGACGATCCCACACAGGAACAGGCGGACCCCAAGCAGTCCAACAACGGAACGAGAACCACGCAACCTTCTGGTCATCCGAATACTCAAGACCATCTTCGTCGATCTCAGCCTCGCAGACATCCCACTTCGTGCCCCAGTTCTCGCACCTCCACTCGTACCAGTCAGGCATCACCTGATCCGGCTGCGTCTCCTTGGCCCACAACTCAAACGGCATGGGCGCAATCGTGTTGCAAAACTCTGGCTCCGGCTTCGACAGCGCAGCATGTAAGTGCTGGATCAAATGGGTCGGGCCTTGAAGGTACACTTGTTGATAACAATGGTTAGGCATTACACTTCCTCCACGACTTGAATATAAGTGTCAGTGTCCAACGAACTCTTGTGGCACATCTCATCGAACACCGAAGCAGGGCCCTCGTTGCTGATGTACTCTATCAACTCATCACCCTCTAAATGAGCAGGAACCTCGCACTCAGGATACCAAACCTCTTCGCGCACTACTTGGAACTTAACTGTTTTTGTATTAGACATTGGCTGTCTCCTTCCAGATAGATAACGCCTCGTCAAAAGGAAGATCGTTCAAAACCACAGCAACACCCGCCGCACGGGAAGGCCGCGTCTTGTGAGCAAACACACCCACCCTGTCAGCAAACTGAAACAGAAACTCCTTCCTCAACTTGCTCTTCAACTCACGCGCACTGAGCCAATCGTTGACCTGATCCGCGCACCAAAATTCTAGGCACTGTTCCATGCCTTCTGGAGACCACTCGGTCACAGCCGTGCGGCGTAACCCTGAGAAGTAACGAGACACATCACGCATCTGCGCACGGTAATCGCCCTTGAATTTAGGGTGAGGGTAGTCACGGTCCGCGCCCCCATGCCCATCATTGCTGACAATCGCAACTGGCTTGCCGTCCACATATAATGAGGCTTGATAACAATGGGTCTCTTCAGATGCCCAAGATGTATGCTTGATGTTCTTTAGTTCTAGTTTCATGGTTCTTGCTCCTTTGTAAGTGAAAGACAGAGAATGATCCCCGTCTACTTGTGGTCTATCAACAATAGAGGGTGGCGTCAAATAATATTTTGGGGAAAATGGTGAAAAGTTCTTGTGCCTCGGACCTTGGACCTGTACAAAAATGAGGTGCTCTTTACATAATTGATAGTGTGATTCGTCACACTCGTTACAGCCCGTTACACCTGTGTGTAACGGGTTTTTTCTGTTTAGGGGCAGCGGTTTAGAGGTGATTTCTGAGTTCCCTATAGGGTTCTGGCTGGGAGTTTTGTTTTTTATTTTTTTGAAATCTTCAAAATGGTGTAACGAGTGTAACGAGGGTGAGTTGTGCGTTTTAATGTGTTGTATTCACTAAGTGTTTCTATCCTAATCCGTTACAAATGGTTTGTAACGAGCTGTAACGAGCTGTAACGAGTTCAATAATGGATCTTGTTCTGATGTCTTTGCTTTCGGATTTAGGAAATGGATCTGGAAAACCCCTATAGGAAACTCACCTCTTGAAGAGGCGCCGCCCCTTGTTGTATAGTGCCAACAAGTAATCGTTCTGGAGGACGCAGTGGGAAAGTATGTCAAGAAAGTGTACCCCGAGGGGACAGCCATCCGCTCCAATGGTAGGCCAGACCCTCGCAAGGGAAAGATTACACCCAGACAGGAAACATTTTGTAAGTTGGTCACCGAAGGCATCTACTCGAATGCAGAGTGTGCTCGTCGCGCTGGGTTTGCCGCAGCCACATCTCATGTGTACGCCGCGAAGATGCTAAACGGGGAAGACTTCCCTCACGTTTTGGAGCGCATCCAAGAGATGAGAGAAGAGCGGGAGCGCAAGTATGGTGTGAGCACCATAGGCCAGCTCAAACGGCTGCACGATTTGTCTCGCGGCGCCGAAGAGGCGGGGCAATACTCCAGCGCCATCAACGCAGAGAAAATCCGTTCCGCTCTGGGTGGTCTTACCATCGACCGGAGAGAGAACATCAACACGATGGATCAGATGAGCCGAGATGAGATCACCGCTCGTTTGGCTGCCTTGCAACAACAGTACCCCCAAGCTTTTCAGATTGAAGGTACACCCATGAAGGATGTGACACCAAATGAGCAAGGGACCAGAGGCGAGATTTTGGAATATATTGAAGGGCAGCATGCCACCAAAAGGGTACGCCCAGAGGATTGAGAACAGGTCCGGAGGCGGTGTGCCTGATGTGCATTGTATGCTGAACGGTTTTCCGTTTTGGCTAGAATTGAAGGTAGCAAATAAGTTTATCGTAAAACACTCCCCTCACCAGATTGCCTGGCATACATCGTACGCCGCCCGTGGCGGCCTCTCATTCTTCTTAATAAACTCCCTCTCTTCGAAGCAAATACACTTAATCGAGGGCCGAGAAGCGATGTCCGTGGCCCAAGCGCCTAGTTTTGATGGCCTTGGTCGGTCTTTTTCGGGCAAAGGTGAGGTTTGGGCTGCGTTGGAGGAGTTATCGGCTGCTCATTACGCTTGCGCGGTTGCAGATTTGTGAGCCCTGCGGCTCTGTCGCCGAGCCCTGCGGCTCTGTCGCCGGCTTTTTGTTGAGCTCTGCGGCTCTGTCGCGCTTTTCCGCGTCCGAGGAACGAGGACAAGAAACAGTGTGTGCGTCAGCACTCAATTTTTTCCTTTAAATATTGTCGCCGACTAGGCGACTCCTTATTTGACGTAGTTGAAGGAGGGACCGAAGCCCCTCCTCTTACATGTCATACCATGCCTCCCCTGTTTCTGCTCCCCACTGAGATCGAGGGGCGAGCTTTTGCCCACCCCCATTGTACTCTGTGCCGCAACCCTCGCAGTCGTTGGCCCATGTGCTGTAGCAGTGAACCTCCTGACCGCAGCCGCAGTTTACGACGGTGAAGGTGCGTGGGCCATCGACCCACTCTTCGGTTACTTGACGTGTGTTGTTCATGATTAGTGCTCCACTATTGCGATTGATTTAGGTTGTGACCCGTATGCTCGAGGTCTGGTTCCAGTTGCTGACCCGTTGCAGAGTTTGCAGTCGGCGCATTGTACTCGACGGCCTGCCTCTTTGGATGCGGGGCATAGGACCTCGCGTGTTGGATCGACCTTGAGTATGTCTGACACGACCCTGAAGGTGCGACGACCAGCTGCCCAGTGTGTCAGAGCTTCCTCGTATGAGTCAGCGGACTGCATTGCGATGTCTGGTCTCCATCCTGACTGGTGGGTGTAGGCTGTGTGGTTACGAGCCCAACCTAGTAGCTCATCCCAAACGTAGTCGGGTACGGCAGCTGGATCTCCATATGTGCCGATGCGAATGAATCGCCCAGCGCCAAGTGCTCGTCGTGCATCTGGACTGTCGGCCATCGGGTAGACGCCGCGCTCGAATGCTCTGAAGACGATCAGGACACCCTGCCCGAGGTTGACGTAACAGCGCCGGCCCTTCGCGATCTTGCGCTTGGGGTCATCTGTTGGGGTGCCGCGCATGATGCAGCTGCCGCAGATGGTTGAGTCTCGGCCTGTCTTGCTGGCTTCGAGAGGATTCTCCGTGGTCAGGATGTACGTCTGCACGACGGCGCCTGTCTTGGTGTTTCGGTTAGAGTATGTGGCGATAACCACAATGGGCTTTCCGTCGAGTTGGCTAGGCCCCTTGTAAATGATTCCGCTTTTCATGTTAGTTCTCCTTTGTGTGGTGCGGGAGCCGAAGCCCCCGCTGGTTGGTTGATGATCAATCTTCTGGACGGCCTGACCAATCAAGCATGTCCTCGCCGATGGGGTGCAGAGCCTCGAGCCAGTCGTCGATAGTAGCACTAAGGTCAAGTAGCTCATTCTCGAAGTCGGGGTGCTCCAGGTCTCGAAGGTCGTCCTGAACCTGTTCGAGTTTGGCGCGGGCATCATCTAACGAGCAGTAAGCGCGTTGGACGTCCGCCAGCTTGTGCTGAAGTTCATCCAGAGCCGCGGCTTGTGCTTTGTGCTTTTTGAGGGCTGCGATTAAGTTACTCATAGTGTGTGCTCCATTCTTTGGTTGAGGATAGAAGGCGCCCGTAGCGGGTCACCTCTTGCTTGTATGTGTCACCCATCTCCCAACGTCCGTCGGTGAGCGGTGACCGTGCTGCCACGAACCATCGCGCGTAGGGATCTTTGGCCTCGCTTGATGGCTGCTTGTAGGTTTTGAGGATACGCCACTCCCAACCCTGAGGATTGACGTAGGTGGCATATGGCGTATCGATGTCGGTTCCTTTACGGAATGGATTAGGCATCTTCAGTTACTCCTGTGTTAGCGATTGAGGCTGCGTAGTTCCAGGTCATCATGGCCGCAGTCCATAAGTGTAGTCTGTCCTCCTTGCTGTGAGAGTTGATCCAAGCCTCGATGGTCTCGAAGCTATCGGGCGTGTTGAAGAGCCCGTGTGGTTTGAGTGTCCTGGTGTGTGTTCCAAGTTGCATTGTATTTCCTTTCGGGTTGGTGGGGCGACCTGAGCCGCCCCGGTTGGGTTAAACTTCCGCCAACTCAGCGTCGGCTTTGGTGGTTTTGTCACGTTCTGACATTACAAGCTCGGACGTTCCTGTGTTGGCGTCGTACTTGATTCTGTACTGGCTGTCGTCCTTCAGTCGTTCGTAGGTTGAGTTAAGCATCTCGGAGAACTCATCGTACAGTCTTGCCTCTGGCGACCAGGAGTACAACTGCGGGTTGGTCTCGAGACTGTGCTTGAGTGCCTTGAGGATGTTCTTCATCTCCTGCGGTGTTAGGATTACGCGGATTGGTGTTTCAGTGACGGTTGAGTATTCAGTAACTTTAGCCATGATGGCCTCCTAAGTTGAGTTAATACCAAGCACTCATAACGACGTCCGGCCGTTACCAACTTGGCGGAGAATGGTGTAATGAGAAGGAGCAAGGCAGCAGGACGTAGTCCACCTGCCTGCTCCGCAAAAGGCTGAGGTCAACGCCCCGACGACGCAAGGAGGAGCCCTTTAGGGTCGCCATTTTTATAGTGCGAAACAACGGGAGGCGTTGACACAAATTGTGATCAATACGATTGATTGATCACAAATTGTTTCGACGGCGGCGAGGTAGCGCAATGCCAGACGCACTATAAAAATTGCAGGGCTTTACGGAAGCTCTTTTTCGAAATTACACTATCGCGAGCAAGATGGTCATCGTCCGGATGTCATTGTGTGTGTGTTAGTTGAGACCGAGCGACAGTTTCGTCCCCTCTTCAATGACCCCGTCGTTGAAGAGTTAAGGGACGAAACTTAGGGAGGTCGAGGCCCGGAAAGCCTAGCGCATCTTCGATCGCTTGGCTTGACGGAGTCGGGCTCCGGCCCCTTGGCCGTGGCCGACGGTCGAGCGTAGCTCGACAGTGCTGTCCTCTCCATCCATCCGATAGCGCCGATCCAACGGGCGCAGCCGTTGGCCGACTGCCGGTTCGGAGACCGGCACGATCCGTCAAGGATCGTTACACCGAGGGACGTAGTACGTGCTAGAAAAACAGGCTAAGAGAAAGTGTTATTAACAGATCAAAACGAGCAGATGTTCGAGCATCAACGGTGCTTCAGTGATCTGTTAAAAACAATTTCTTGTGCCGGGGTCGAGACTCTTTTTCTAGTACGTACTACCCCCTCGGTGTCCTTGAAACTCTTGTCGCCGACCAGGCGACTCCGATCTTCCTTCCTTCGGGGGTAACTGGAGCCAAACGATCTCGATCTGTGGCACGGTGCTCGACCCCCTGACCCCCCCTTTTTGGCACCCCACTCTGTGCCCGCCGCCCTTTATTGTTAGTACCTTAGAAAATGCTGGACCTAATTCCATTGGGCCACAAGTAGACCACAAGTAGAATAGGCCCCCCACCTTTGTACCTAGCCCAGGACCAAGGACCGCGGAAAAATTACGGTGTATGTATTTTCATTTGGGATTGGTGTATGGTGTTGCTGTGAGGTTTTCTGGAGGGTTTAGGAATGTTGACGCGGGATGACATAGGCGATATTTTTGATCCTCGGACCGTGGTCCGTGCACCTTGGCCCAAGGGTTATGTTTGGGTTCCCTTGGCATTATTTTTGCGATGGGGCAGGTGACGTGGTTTGTGTTTTAGTTTTTGTTTCTTTTGGCCATGTTTGGGTTCCTGGGGCGGGGAATCTTTTGGTTCAGGGATGTTATTACGATTGTGGTAACACGACGAAGGCTCGGTGGTATGACCGTGTGTACGCGATTCCGTACGACTCGGTTTGTGTAGGTAGGTTTGTTGAGTCATGATTGACCCGATTACGGCGGTTGGTTTAGCTACTAGCGCCTTTAACATTCTCAAGCAGGGCATTAGTGCCGGCAAGGACATCCAGGAGATGAGCGGCACTTTAGCTAAGTGGGGTGCTGCCTTTTCTGATTTTCAGTATGCTGAAGACAAGACGAAGAACCCTCCGTTTTACAAAATGATGTCTGACAATAGTGCCAGTGCTATTGAAATCTTCGCTCAGAAAAAGAAGATGGAGGCTATGCGCAAGGAGATTAAGGATCATATTTCTTGGACTTACGGGCCGTCTGCTTGGGAGGAAGTACTTGCTATTGAGGGCGAGATGCGCCGCATACGCAAGGAAGAGGCTTATAAAAAGCAGGAGGCGATAGACAACGCTATCAACTTTGTCGTTGGTTCTGTTATATTTATAGTTGCTGGGGCTGGAGTTGTAACTGGCTTTTATTACTTGGGTAGATATCAGGGGAAGTGGTGATGTGGTTTTTAGTCTGGTTTCAAGTTATGAATAACAACATTGAGCATTATCAGCTCAATCAGTTTACGACTGAGAACGAGTGTAGAGAAGCGCTTGAGGATGCAAAGGTTTTGATAACCACTAGCCAAACGACGGTGTATTGTTTTGAGGTTATACCGCAATAAAAGGGGTGATTACGTTGTGTATGACAAAGATGGAAAAGTTGTTATAATAACGCACCACAAGAGGTACGCGATTGCGTACGCGAGGAGTATAGAAGATGGCACAAACGGTACTTGATGATTGGAAAATCCTGCCTCGTTTGATGATGTTGGCAGTTACTGTGCTGACGTATCAGGCGGTGCATTGGTTTATGTCGCTCCCGGATCCCAGTGTTGCGCAGTCAGGGCTTGTATCGGTGTGCATGGGAGCATTGACAGGTTGTTTCGGCATCTGGATGGGTAAGGAGTCCAAGACGAGCGTAACCAGCACGGGCTCAACTTCGAAGGTAGAGTATGAGGTGGGCAAATGATACAGGCTCTGATCGGTCCAGTAGCTGAGTTAGCTGGCGGCTGGCTGAAAGGCAAGGCCAGCGCACAGGCTGCGTCTGCAAATTTAAAGCTAGTTGAGGCAGAGGCCAAAGCTACAATCATGAAATCAGCCGCTACGTCTGAGGCGGACTGGGAAAAGATCATGGCCCAAGGTACTCAGAACTCGTGGAAAGACGAGTATCTGGTATTGCTGTTTTCTATCCCGCTGATACTGAGCTTCTTGCCTTTTGAGTGGGCGAAACAGGCGGTTACAGATGGTTTTGCTGCGTTGGACACAATGCCGGATTGGTACAGCTATACGTTGGGTGTAATCGTAGCCAGTAGCTTCGCTGTAAGATCAGCGACAAAGTTCTTTGGTGGTAAGAAGTGATGGAAAACTTGAAGTTACCTGTAGCTTTGGTGGCAGCAATGGCCGTGCAGTTAACGGCTGGTGTTTGGTGGGTTAGCCAGCAAGCCGCGACTATTGCGAGTTTGGAGGAGACCGTTAGCCAGATCGGTTCCAAGATGGCGATTGAGGACAACGTCAACCTGAAGCGCGATGTGCAGGACAACGCCATGGAAATTGAGTATGCGTTCAGAGATATTGATGAGTTGTGGGACGAGCTTTCAGCCATGACAATGGCCATCGGTGAGATCAACAAAATCAAACAAAGGGTTGCACTGATCGAGAATGATCTAAAGTATATTGGTCGTGACCATTTGGACGTGAAAGGTGGTATGAAATGACATACAAACTTGGAAACCGCAGCAATGAGCGGCTTGAGGGGGTTGACCCTTCCTTGCAGGCTGTTGTTCGCAGTGCCATTGGGCGGTCTGAGCAGGACTTCAGCGTAATCTGTGGGTTAAGAACCCGCAAAGAGCAGGAAGCATTGGTAGCCAAGGGCGCCAGCCAGACCATGAAAAGCAAGCATTTGGGCGGTTATGCCGTTGATTTAATGGCATATATTGACGGGGGCCGTTGGGAACTGAATCTCTACGATGAGATTGCCGACGCTATGAAAGCTGCCGCTAAGGACTGCGGTGTTAAGATTCGTTGGGGTGCGGCTTGGCACATCGACGACTTTGGGGCCTATGAAGGCACGGCGGAAGAGGCTATGAATGAGTATGTAGACTTACGTCGGTCTCAGGGCCGGCGCCCGTTTATCGACGCGCCACACTTTGAGATCATGGAATAGACTATGGCCGAAAAATCGTATCTTAATTACGTCCCTCCTGGCGCTTTGCGCGATGTTGCTCAGACGGGTTATCAACTGCTGGATAACATCATTGGGTTTGACGATGATTATGATACGACGGGCGAGTTATTGGGTCGGTCCTTGGCCCAAGATCCTTTGGGCACGACTAAGGCTATTGGTGCCGGCGTAGTTGACGCGGCCAAGGCGGCCTATGCTGACCCGATGGGGACGCTAGGTAATATAAAGGACGAGTTTGTCGACGCCTTTACTTTGTTGAACACTCCGCTGCCGGAGGACGCCACTCGCGAGCAGATGGGTCAGCATCTTGAGGCTGCGAGTGTTTTGGCCACTGTAATCCCTGGCTATAAGGGCGTACAAGCGGGCGGACGGGCTGCCGTAGGCGGTGTAGATAACGCTCTCCAGGCGCAGGCTGACAGGTTTTATTACCCAGAGGGGTTCACACCCGCTCCAGTTGTAGCTCCTGGCTCTCGTATGATTGTTCCGAGCCAGAAAGAGTACGGTATTTTGCCGTCTGAGGTTTTAGCAGATCAGTTTGAGTTGCCCATTCGCGACTTCGTCGGGGAGCGTCTTGGCTCTCGTATTGTTACGCCGATGGGCGAAGAAGTACGGGAAATGATTCGTCCTGGTGGAGACGCTGATTTAGTTGTTGTAAACAACCCAGATCTCTCCGCAGACCGTATTTATGGACAGTATGATCCTGGCCAAAACCAAATACAACTGGACCCGTTTTTATCTCCAGAAGATTATATCGCTACACGTCAACATGAGATCGCTCATTTCGACCAAGATCAATCTAATCTTCCCCATCAGGAAAGTGGGACCAACGTAACACGGATGGCTGAGGTAAGAGGTGAGCAAATAGCTGCGTTAGACGCCCTCGTAAAAGACTCCAGTATTCCCAAGGATGAGCGCAAAAAGTATAAAGCCTTACTCAAAGAGTATAAGAATCTTACCCCTACGGAAATGTATGAACTAAATCCAGGTGAGATGTTGGCTCGTATTGCGCAGGGCAATCCTCCTACTACAGCCCGTAGAGTCAGTGCCTTTCAGATGTTGAACCCATACATTGGGTCTGCCGATAATACTTATCTTAATCGTATTAACTCGGCTCTTAACACTGGGCTTAAAGGCTACCAGTACTTTGACCAGGTTCCGATGGACCTCAATCAGGCAAGGGTCTTCGATGATTTTGCGTATAATACCTATGACCCCCTTCGGCCTGAAGTAGATTTAGATCCATCTCGGCCTGCGTTTGCCCAAGGTCCGAGGATTCGCTGGATTGAACCTGAACCGTGACCGCCTGAACTGCAGGCGATTCTTGATAACATAGACTAGCTAGGAGATTAATTATGAGCGTAGTACCTTTAAAAGACGACGACGATTTCAAGAAGCACAACATGAAGGCTGTTGACACGGCGGCTGAGGAGTTGCGTGTGTTTGTTGGTGACGTTGAGGCCATAGATGCTCAGGTCTCTGATTTGAACCGTGACCGCCAGGACTTGTTTACGCTTGCAAAGTCTAAGGGTTATGACGTTAAGGCGTTGCGCCGGTTGATTGCGGAGCGCAAGCGCGATGCTGCGGAGTTAGAAGAAGAGCGGTTGGCGGTTCAGCACTACCGTGAGCTTTTGCTGTAGTCCCGCTCACAGGGGCAGTTTGGCAGATAAAACTTGAAGCAAACCGAATCATCCACGGGTCGATCGGGCGAGTACTTTGCGGCGTACGTCTTGGAGACGTACGGGGTAGAGGCGCATCGGGTAGACACTCAGTACTCGGACATCTGGTGTCGGGTTGGTGACGACGTTCGTGCGGTTGAGGTCAAGAGCTGCTCGCATCCTTCTGCGTATGGCAATAACGTACGTCCTACTTATAAGTTCAATGTGAAGTCCAAGAAGCATGGTTGGTATTGCTTTGTTGCATTAGACCGGCGGCTTGTTTTGTTCCGTTCGGTTGAGGACATTACTGCTGCTCAGTGCCACACTATTCGCGCTGATGAGTTCACGGAAGAGAACCAGCGCATATCTATTGAGAAGTTTTTGGAAAGCTGTTAGACTTCTTCCAACAGAATTCTCAGGAGAGTTAAAATGCCAGCAGGTAAAACGGTTAAGAAAAATCGAAAGTCTATTATGCCGATGGTGCAAGATGTGGTAGGAGCTTTGATGCCTGGCGCCATCGGTGCGGGGGCTGCAAGAGCTATTGGCAGACCCGACCGTTTAAATCCAGTGACTCCATCCATGCCCCGAGATCCAGACACTTATCCCAAACCGAGCAGTCCGGCTCCTAGTGTTCCCGGTATAAGTTCGCGAGAAGAGCCTGACTATCCCACTTCTGCCCCTTCTTTTTCAAAACGTCCGCAGGCTCGCCCTAAGCCAATGAAGCCCAGAGCTCGCCCTGCAAGAATTGAACAAGAGGCTGCCGAGGCTGCCGCTGTTGAACGTGGGAACAACGAGGCGCGTCGTCGTGCTTCAGACACTCAGAATTTTTCTGGTGGCGGCCCTGTTCGTGGCCACAAGTCTGGTCAAATGTCCGGCACAGGCTTCTCAGGAACATATTAATATGGCGGATCCGAACTATAGCCGCGCACAGGCGCCGCGCACGAGCTTTGAAGATCTGAGCACTCAGCAGCTTGCGACGGATGTTTACACTGCATTCCGCAACTCTGGGTTTTCGGACTCACAGGCTCAGGCGCTGACGGCGGAGGTCTATCGAGAGAATAACCTTCGCCCTGAGTATATGTTCGGAACTCACAAAGACGACGCCAACGAGGCGTTGAATGTAGGCATGCTTAGTTTTCAGAGGGACCGCGCCCCTGCGGTCATGAACTATCTGAAGGGTAAGGGCGTAGTTGCGGACGACGGGACGATAACACCTGGTTTTGACGCAATTCAGGCTCAAGCAGATTTTATCTTTAACGAGATGCAGACGGACCCCTCATACAAAAGGACCCGTGACGAGTTTTTGGCCAACCCTGAAATCGATCGCAGCGCGGCGGCGAACATTCTTGGCAAGGACTACATTCGTTACAGCCAAGATCCTAAGTACCAGGCCGGTAATCTTGAACGCATTAACGAGGGGTATAACTTGCTGACCGGCGAGGTGGGCGAGATCACCCCTAGAAGTGTTCTGGGATCTACCCGTCCCAAGCCAAGACCAGTTGATCTACAAGCGAGCAACAAGTCTCCGCTTGACGCTATGGAAGCCTTATCGTACTTAGAGTTAGCAGGACTTTCAGGAGGGGCGCCAGAAGCCGTGGACCTTGGAGCGAGGATCACCCCCGGTCGTGCGGGAAGTGGTGGTCGTGCTTTGAAGCGGTTAGGAATCGCTAGTTTAGTATAATGAAGTATAAACCATTCGCCATTGAGCGTTTGCAGGACATCTTGAAGATTGGTTTCAAGATGCATGAAGAGACTGATTTTCAGATAGTTCCTTTGGATATTGAGCAATCAGCAAATTCTATTTTGAACATGGTTATTAACAACCCGCGTGGGTTTGGAGTGATTGCGTACACGGATGATGACATCCCTGTTGGTATTTTGTGTGGCGGCATCTCGAACTATGTGTTTAGCAAGGGTTCTGTTGCGAATGATTATGCTTGGTATGTACTGCCTGAGTACCGAGGTTCGCGGGCCGCGATCAAGATGTTGAAGATGTTTAGAAGCTGGGCCAAAGACAACGGGGCCACGGAGCTTTACATGGGTATTTCGACGGGTTTGTTTGCGGAGCGCACGGGCCAGTTGCTAGAGCGCGTTGGTTTTGACCATGTTGGCGGCAACTATCGGGTACGTTTGAATGGCTAATCTAGAGGCTTTACCTGACGACGTATTGCGGGAGATTCTTTCTCTTACGCAGGCTAACTCTAAGTTGGCGCTTCGGGAATCTGCGACTAACAACTTTATGCCGTTTGCTCACCATGTGTATGAGAACTTCATTGAGGGCGCTCATCACAGGATCATCGCTGAAAAGTTGGAGCAGGTGGCTCAGGGGAAGCTGAAGCGGTTGATTATCAACATGCCGCCACGTCATTCGAAGTCTGAGTTTGCTTCGTTTTTGATGCCGGCGTGGTTCTTGGGCCGGAACCCTAAGCTCAAGATTATTCAGGCTACGCACAACACCGAGCTTGCGGTTCGGTTTGGTCGCAAGGTGCGGGATATGATTGACGATCCTGCGTACAAAGAGATTTTTCCTGACACCAATCTGAAAGAAGACAACAAGGGCGCTGGTAAGTGGGGCACTGAAAAGGGCGGCGAGTACTTTGCGGCTGGTGTTGGTGCTGCGGTCACGGGCCGTGGTGCGGATTTGTTTATTATTGATGACCCTCACTCGGAGCAGGACGCGATGAGTGAGACTGCGTTTGACCATGCGTATGAGTGGTACACTTCTGGTCCTCGGCAGCGT